CCATGCTCCGGCCCAACATACCCCTGCTGGCCCGCCAACATCGTCCACGACGGCAGCGACGAGGTGGTGGGTGCGTTTCCTGATGCGAAGGGCCAGCAGGGGTATGTTGGGCCGGAGCATGGTGAGCGCCCATCTCGCGGAATCTATGGCGACTTTGGTGCCCGCCCGGCTAATCCGCCCCGCGTGGAATCCGATAAATCCGCCGCCCGTTTCTTCTACTGCGCCAAGGCCAGCCGTGCGGATAGGGATGAGGGGTTGGAAGCGCTGCGGAAAGCCAAGCCGGAAGAACTGACCGGCCGAAAGGGGGGGAGTGCTGGCCTAGTTATGGAAGACGGTAAGGCCAACCCATTCGCCGGAACAACCGGTCAGGTTCCCCGCGCCAATATCCATCCCACCGTCAAGCCCACCGAGCTCATGCGCTGGTTGGCCCGCCTTGTCACGCCACCGGGTGGCACGATCCTGGATCCATTTATGGGTTCGGGCAGCACCGGCAAGGCTGCGGTTTGGGAAGGATTTCGGTTTATCGGCTGCGAGCGCGAGGATGAATACATACCGATTGCCGAGGCACGCATTCGGTATGCGATTGAGAATCCACCGGGCGCAGCCAAGAAGAAAAAGCCCGCCAACGACAACACCCCTCCTGCGCAAGCTGGTGGGGCCACCACAGACCTGTTCGGCGGTGCCGTATGACCCCCACTCGCGCCCTCCCATTCACCCCAACACGCGACCAGCACGGCTACCCAACGTCCTGTCGAACATGTGGCCGGCACGCCCATGGCATTGGCGTGGGCAACCCCCAACAAGACCCCCACTACCTTTGCAACAGGTGCATGGAAATGCTGACCGAAATTAAAGACATCCGCAACTGGAACGGCTACGAGCGCGCCGCGGTCGATCATGCCATCGCGCAGGTTGGGCCAATAATAGCTGAAAACGGGAGTGATTTAGCAACGTGGGACGCGCTCCAGGTTGAGGAGTTCGTGCGGGCCGTTTGGGCGTATTGCGGTGAGGGGGTTCGGGTGGCTGTGCGCGATGGGGTGCCGTTTTGATGGGGGATTTGATGAAACACGATAACGATAACGCGCCAGCAACTGGCGTAGCGGGCGACCCACTGCGCTTCCTCAGTGTTTGTTCCGGCATAGAAGCCGCAAGCGTCGCTTGGCATCCGCTCGGCTGGCAGGCCGTGGCCTTCTCGGAAATCGAGAAGTTCCCGTCGGCTGTCCTGGCGCACCACTACCCGGACGTGCCGAACCTTGGTGATATGACGAAATTTAAGGAGTGGCCTGATTATGCAATTGACATTCTTTGCGGCGGAACACCTTGCCAATCCTTTAGCATTGGAGGACTGCGCCGCGGACTCGAAGACCCACGTGGAAACCTTATGCTCACATTCCTCGCGATCGCAAAGCGCTACAGGCCGCAAACGATCGTCTGGGAAAACGTCGTCGGAGTCTTGTCATCTAACGGAGGACGGGATTTTGGAACCTTCCTCGGGGGGCTGGCTGAGTGCGGGTATGGGTTCGCCTACAGAGTTCTTGACGCTAAGTTTTTCGGAGTCGCCCAACAACGGCGCCGTGTCGTCGTTGTTGGATGTCTTGGAGACGCAGAACGTGCCAAGCAAACACTATTTGAGCAGGAAGGCACTGCTTGGGGTGCTTCGCCGAAACGAGAGGAGATCGTGTCGGTTTGTCTCACAGCCCGAGGGCCGGGTTCTCTCGATGACAGAGAAACGTATGTTGTTGATGGGCATGGAGTACGACACCTAACTCCCTTGGAGCACGAGAGACTTCAGGGATTTCCAGATGGCTATACGAACGTGATGTTCCGCGGGAAACCAGCTTCCGACACTCCAAGGAGTAAAGCGCTCGGCAATAGCTGGGCAGTCCCGAAATTCACATGGCTGGGGTGGCGCTTGCAGGCCGCCTTGGTGCGCCGGGACACCACCACACACCGCGAGGCAGCATGACCTATACGATTAAAGCCATTCCGACGCTCTATAATGGAGTGCAGTTTCGTTCTCGCCTGGAGGCGAAGTGGGCTGCGTTCTTCGATCTTATGGGATTGAGTTGGGAATATGAACCGATCGATTGCGACGGCTATATCCCCGACTTTCTCGTATTTGGCGACAACCAATCGGCCTTGGTCGAAATAAAGCCGGAGCCCGTCTTCGACCCTGACTCACGTCAGACGACACAGGGTAGGGCCGCAGCCAAGGCGCTTGGATACCACTTTATAGTTTTGACCGAGCGCTGGCGGTCACACGCCAAAATAGAGCAATGGAAGCAATGCGGATGGATATATCAGTATCTGCCCTACGCTCCAGATTCTGACCAAGCCATGTCATGCACGATGTGGCTCAGCGATAACGGCCGCCTCGACTTCGGTGCGGAGGATTCAATCACGAACACCCTGCACGGGATTGGATGCTCACCCTTTGATGGCCACGCGCTCCAGTCGACATGGCGCGAAGCCGGAAACGTCGTTCAATGGCGCGTGGCCTTTCCTATAACAAAGGCAGCAGCATGACCCTACCAGTACGCAAATCCAGCTCCCCCTACGCTGCAGCGGCACAGCACCTTATCGCTATGGGCTACAGCGCTATTCCTGTTATGCCAGGGGCCAAGTTCCCCGGAGTGCGCAGTCACGGCGAGTGGTACGCGGAAAGCGGCTGGCAGCGGTTCTGTGACCGCCTGCCGACCGAATATGAAACCCGCGCATGGGCAACCTGGGAAGACGCCGGCGTTTGCATCGCGCTCGGTATGAATGACGTTGTGGCGGTCGATATCGACACGACCGACGAGGCCATAACGCAAGCCATCATGTCGGTACTGCCGCCGTCACCTGTCGGCAAGCGTGGTGCCAAGGGGTACACGCTGTTCTTCCGGGCCAATGTGTATCGCACGGATCCTGACACGGGCGAGATAACCGGCGTTGTCAAATCCAAGCCGTATGACGTGCACCGCGAGCGCGTGGTTGACCTGCTGTGTCACGGCCGGCAGACCGTGCTGCCCCCGTCGATACACCCTGAGACCGGACGCGCTTATAGCTGGCTGGACGACGACGCGGGGCTATCAGTGCATGAGCCAGACGACCTGCCAATGTTGCCGGACGACATTGCCGAGCAGATTTCCGCTGTGCTCGAGCCGTTCGGCTATGTGGACATCCCCGACTATGACGCGCCCCGATCCGGTGAGGACGGCGCATCCGACACGCCGTGGGCGGAAGTAAACCGCCTTGCGCGCGAGAACTTTGACGCCTGGGTGCCCGAGCTTGGCCTTCCCCTAACCAAGCGTAGCTATCGCGGCACATATCGTGCTGCGGCCGCTTGGCGTGGTGGAGACGGCCCTAACGTGAGTTTTCACCCGCGCGGCATTAAGGACATGAAAATGGACCGTAGCCTGTCGCCGCTCGACGTGGTGATGCTGGCGACAGGCAGTAGTCTTGACCTCGCATTCCGTTGGTTGTCCGTGAAGGTCGGCTACAAGCCAACCAAGATGCAGAACCTAACGGCGCTCCTAGAGAACGCGGCCAAAAAGCGCGCCCTGGCCGACAAGGTGGAAGCCACGCCCACCCCCGATAACGATAATTTGGAGGCGATCGAAGACGAGCCGCAGGAGTTTGACCTAACCGCGCGCAACACCCCGTTGCTGGATCTTACCCGCCCTGGTGGGTTGGTCGAGGACTTGGTGGACTGGGTGTGCTCGTCAAACCCGAACCCGTCACGCGAGCTCGCTTTGTCGGCAGTGCTGCCGTTTATGGGTGCCTTGATGGGGCAGCACTATGCCACGGGTGAGCGCAGTACACGCGCCAATATATATAGCGTAGCGCTGGCAGAATCCGGGTTCGGCAAAGAACACGCGCGCACCCAAATCAAGCGGCTTGTCATGGCGTCACATGGCGTGTTCGACAAGTATTTTGGCCCGGCCCGTATCATGTCGGCATCTGCGCTGCGCGAGGTGCTGGAAACCACGCCGTGCGTTAACTGCATGATTGACGAGTTCGGCGGGTTCGTGCGCGACATTACAGACAAGCGGGCCGGTGCCCACCAAAAGGCGATTAGCGTGGACCTGCGAGATTACTATTCCGCGTCCAGTACGTTCTTTGAGGGCGCCGCGTACCGCGGCCAGCCGGCAAAGAAGATATACCACCCAATGCTGTGCGTGTACGGCACTAGCACGCCTGACCAGTTCTGGAACGCATTGTCGTCTGCCAGTGCTGAGGACGGGTTATTGCCGCGCCTTGTGCTGTTCAACGTAGAGGGCGACCAACCCCCGTCGCAGGAGCCCAGTCGAACGATTGAGGATGTGCCCAACATTCTGCTCGAGCGACTGGCGGCAATGGCAAAGATCGACGTGGCCAACGAGCGGTTTTCCAAGACCATACCGGCTTCGGTTAGCGGGGCTCGCCCAACGGCCACCAAGGTGCCTTGGGACGACCAAGCGGACGCTGTGTATGACGACCTAAAGCAGCGTGTTGCCGACGAAGTTGCCCTGGTGCCCAACGAGGCTAAGCCGTTTGTTCGGCGTATCGTTGAGACCACGCAGAAGCTCGCTCTAATAGCTGCAGTCGGCACGGATTACGTTTCTCCTGTTGTCCGTGGCAAGCACATGGAATGGGCAGCCAAGCTAGCTTGGTCGTGCTCGATGACGATGGTCAAAGAGGTTTCCGAGCGTATGGCTGATAACCTGCGCGAAGCCAATTACAAGCGTATATCGTCCATAATCAAGAAGGCTGGTAAGGCCGGTTTAACGATGGGAACGCTCGTCGACAAGGTGAAGGGGATCGAGACGCGGCAGCGCGAAGACATCCTGAAAGACCTCAAGCAGTCGGGTAAAGTGAACGAGGAAATGCCCGCCCGATCAGGCACAGGACGGCCGCCAAAAGCGCGACTTTTCTGGGCTTGAGTTTCATCCGAGTTTCATCTTTTTTTGGGAGTTTCATCTCGGACGAAACTCCCTTTTACCCGATTTTCATCCTGTTTCATCCGAGTTTTATCCGGCCCAAAAAAGACAAAACTATTGCCTTTTTCTGTATATAAATCAATGGCTTATCTATAGCTATATAGTTTCATCTTTTTTTCTAACGATTCTGTCTAAAAACACCCGTTTTAGGGGTCTGCATAGAATACATAGGAAAAAAGGATAAAACTCCAAAAGGGTGACACCACCACCCAACCACCAAGGAGACCCCATGCCATCAGTTCGTCGAACCAAAAACGGAACGCGGGTTGTTCGCGCCGCGAATGATAACTCGATCCCGGAATGGAAAATTCAAGCCGAGGCCGTGCGTCGGTTGAAGGCGTTTCCGGGCTACGGCGACGAGGTCGGTCCCGGCGTGACGTTCACCCTGGCCGGTGACTTCAATGCGGCGCGCCGCTCAATGCAGGAAAGCGTGAAGGCGAAGGCAACGGGCATTGCGGCCGGCGAGGAGGATTTGCGCATCTACGGCCTAGGCGGGCGGTTACTACTGATCGAGATGAAGGGGCCGAAGACACAGGTGAGTGCAGACCAGCGCAAAAGGCACGCTCTGCACCGTGATTTAGGATTCCGTGTTGAGATCATCCGCGGCAAGTCGATCGATCAGGGTGCGAGCGAAGTGGTTGATCTGGTGAAGGAGTGGCTGGCGGAGGCGTTTGTTGCTGCGGCATGAAAAACGATACCGCGGCGTGAAAAGCGGTTCTTTTCGACGCTGGCGAATGATTATCGAGTTATGCACGTAATATGCAAATAGGTGTTGACACCGCGCCGCTAATCGCATAAATTCAAATCATCGAAGGGGCAGCACCACGGCCCGAGCCATTGAGGAGAATGAAGATGGAAAACCAAGTCAAACTGACCAGCAAGTTCATCACCGTAAACGGCAAGCGCGCTGGAATCACTATTTCGGCTGGCCCGTGGGTGGAAGGTGTGAACCCCGACACAATCAAGGTTCGCTGCAAGAAAGGCATCTTCCCATCTGAGGTTCGCGCTGCTTTCGCCGTCGAAAACAACAGCGACATGCGCGAGGATTACTTCGAAGCCGACTGCGTGCGCTTGCTGCCCGGCCATCCGCTTTACGAAATGGCAAAGGCTGCGGCGTGAACGCCTTTAGGCTACTCAACGGGAAGCTAGACCGCACATATCTCAGGACGTGTGCGGTCTATCGGATGCTAAGACAGGGCAGACTGACCTTCTCGCAGGCGGAGCGACTTCTGCTCGTTACCAACCCAAATGGCCTGATTTCGCTTTGGAAGCAGACTCACGCACTAAGACATCTAGAGCACTAGTACAGGCACCAACCCTAACCCGCTCCGGCGGGTTTTTCTTTTCGCCGATATGCAAATACCACTTGACATATTTGCATAAATCCATATATTAGCCATGCTGCCACCACCAGCGCAACCATTGAGGGGGATTCTCTTTTGAATGACAACCACACCACACCCGTTGCGGAGAATGATAATTGCAAGCCCAGACAAGCAAAACTTCCAAAGTGGCTGGCCTATAACGGGACATGGTTCCCTGCCTGCGAGGCCGAAGAGTACATCGAGCACGATTTCTATTTTGGACGACCGCAGCACGAGTACCCAATTGCTGGCGAAAAAGATTTGCTTCCAACTGGCGCTATAATGGAGTTCAGGACGCTAAAGATGCGAATTATATTTGCGGCGATAGTTCCCGATGAGCTTGAGTATGACGTGGACTGGGAGACTGGTGATTCTGGTGAAGCAGACTTTGTAACCGAGTGGCACGCCGAGTGGTATCTATCCCGAAGTGACGCGGACACAGCCCTGCATCTAGGCTTGAAGAGCGCGATACAAGTTCCGAACGATGAGAATGGGACTTGGGGTATTGATAGCTTTCAGGTGGCAGCATGAACATGCACGCCAGTGATAATTATTATCGCGCCCTCGTTGGAGATGGTTCTGACCTTCCCTCTCCCATTCGATATTTGCCACACGAGGTTTCCGGAGTGAAAATCCAAAAACGCCGACTTGCCAAACTAGAATCCAAAAGACCCGATTGGGTATCCCCGCCAGCGAACGACAATCAGGCTTGGCCGCTGGCACATCAGTTGCGCAAGGAGGGGAATGACGTATTGCTTGCTGTAGCGGAGCGCTATCGAGCGATTTACGATGCTGCTACTGCTAATGTCCAGCTTATGGGCACGTCTCTGGCTGGTGATGATTTGTACAATCTGGCCGAGCGTTCATACACTCAAGACGACGGCACAGTTGTTTCGCTAGGCGTCCGTAAGGCTCGCCCAAAGAAAGACGAAAAGACAAAAGGCGCGAACCCAGACAAGAAGCCAGTCACGTTTAAACCCAGGAACCCTGCGCCAACACGCTCGGCTTGGAATGGTGATGCGATGATTAATGCGGCGATTGATAGTCGTCGATTGCTCCACGACATGCAGAAGGCGTTGGGGCCGTTGCTTGAGCCGTTCGAAAATGCGGTACTTCACGGCGAAACACTTAGCGCTATCGGTGAGGCTAAGGGCGGCAATACTGTGTCGAGCGGCCCTATCGGCCGTGCGTATGTGATGGACGGGCTGCAGATAATTCGTGAGGCACTGCCTGAACCTGACCGAGTAGGGCTAGGGTGATTACCCTCCTGCGGAACTACTAGTAGAACAACAGTTTGCGGCTACAATCGCCGCCCCGGCCATTTGGTGATCGGGAAACTATCGGGCCGGCTAACGCTGGCCCTTTTTCTTTCGTGGTCCACACGCTGGCGCGCCTCCTCCGCTGCCTCGTGTGCGCCCGCACTGAGCACCGCAATGATAAGGCGGGAATGCTGGTGCGGGCTAGAATTAGCGTCCGTAGCCAAGTGGCAACGGCTGCGGGTTTCCACCCCGTGATCGTCGGTTCGAATCCGACCGGACGCTCCAGTTTGATGTGGCGGCCAAGAGCCGAGTATAGCGAGCCGCGCCGGACGGCCAATGTAACCCGGACCACATCAACCACCACCCTTGTGCATCACATTTAGGTTTGCTGCACATGTCAACACGCGCCCACGACCAAGCCTACCGCAAGCTATACAACAGCGCTCGGTGGCGCCGTGAGCGGGTGGCGTTCCTTTCGATCCATCCGTTGTGCTCACGCTGCATGGCAATGGGTATCGTGGAGGAGGCCAAGGTGGTCCACCACATGAAGGCGCACCAAGGCGACCTGGAGTTGTTCTGGGATCAAGGCAACTGGGAAGGCTTGTGTAAACCACACCACGACAGGCACGGGCAGCGAGAAGATCGCGGCCAAACTGTCGTCCAGTTCGACGAGAGCGGATGGCCTGTAGAATAGGCGCATGCCCTGAACAGCAACAGAGGAGAACACCATGAGCAACATCGAACTGCAGCGCACTCATCTCGGCACTGTGCAACTAACCGTGGACGGCATGCCTGCACTCGGCGCCAAGTTCACCGGCATTCAGTCCATCGAGGGTGAGCAGTGCGCGGTGATTGTCGTTCCGCTCAAGGATGTGACGTTCGCCGAGGCCCGCAATGTCGTGCCGTTCAGGGCTGCATAGGATGAAAGTCCTACCGGGGGTGGTCAAAAGTCTAGCAATAGGAATATATGCAGACCCGCGCCCCATGAGAACGTAGACATCTGCAATTCAAAATATGACCCCTAGGAGGCCGCAATGCCGAGGCCACGGACCCCCGTTGCCAAAGCGAAAGCGGAGGGGCGGGACAAGATGAATGCCGGTCGATTCAAGGACCGCACCGAACCAAAAACTACCGGACCTCTTGGGCAGCCTCCGAAATGGCTGGTCGATACCGATACGAACAAGGCACGCTCTGCGTGGATTGAAATTTCCAAAGACATTCCCTGGCTGAATAGCTCGCACCGAATTCTCGTGGCAAGCGCAGCGTCGATATACGGGCGCATGATGGCAGGGCAGGAGGTCGGCGTTCAGGCAATCGGACTGCTTCGGCAGTGCCTTGGACAGATGGGGGCAACGCCAGCCGACGCTTCAAAGGTGAATATCCCTGATGACGGCGAGGAAAAAGACGACATCCTCGACTAGCTGGCCGACGGTCACTGGCGAGCATCCGGCGCTGGACCGCGTCAACGCATATGCGCAATCGGTTATCGACGGCACAGAGGTGGCTGGACCGCACGTGCGGAATGCCTGCCGCCGGCACTTCGACGATTTGTTCAAGGCGCACGAGCGCGGATTTCACTGGGACGATGCAGCGGCAACGCGCGTGTTCCGGTTCTTTGAGGAGAGGCTAAAACTTTCGGAGGGCCAGTTCGAAGGCACACCGTTCAAGCTGCATCCGAGTCAGGCGTTCAAGTTGGGTTCGCTGTTCGGCTGGAAAAACGCCGCGGGCAACCGCCGTTTTCGTCGTGCCTATGTCGAAGAGGGTAAAGGCAACGGCAAGTCTCCGTTCGCTGGTGGCATCGGTCTGTACGGCATGATGGCCGACAACGAGCCCGGCGCGCAAATATATGCTGCGGCCGCCACGAAGGACCAGGCAAACATTCTGTTCCGCGACGCCATCAAGATGCGCAACCAGTCGCCGAAGCTGAACGAGCGCACGAACACGAGCGGCGGACCTGGCAAGGAATTCAATCTGGCGTATCACGCCAAGGGGTCGTATTTCCGCCCTCTGTCAAAAGAGGCTGGCAAGTCCGGTTCTGGTTTGCGTCCGCACTTCGCGCTCTGCGATGAGGTACATGAACACCCGGACCGCGCAGTCATGGAAATGCTCGAGCGTGGTTTCAAGTTTCGGCGCCAGCCCTTGCTGTTGATGATTACCAATAGTGGGTCGGACAGGAACAGCGTCTGCTGGGAAGAGCACGAACATGCGGTTCGCGTTGCGGCCGGCACGGCCACGCCCGACGACGATTTTACCTATGTCGGCGAAGTGATCGACGACACGACGTTCGCGTTTGTTTGCGCTTTGGACAAGGACGACGATCCGCTAGAGGATTTGACGTGCTGGAAAAAGGCCAACCCGCTTTTAGGGACCATTCTGACCGACGATTACTTGTCCGGTGTCGTGGCGCAAGCCAAATCGATGCCCGGCAAGTTGAACGGCATTCTGCGCCTGCACTTTTGCGTGTGGACGGACTCTGACAAGGGGTGGATGTCGCGTTCGGTCATTGAAGGTGTGATGGAAGCCTTTGACCCTGAAGTCGAGCACGCCGACGCGCATGTTTATTTGGGTGTCGATCTTTCGGGTAGCCGAGACATGACCTGCGTTGCCGCTGTGGTTCCGACTGGCAGCACGACGATGACGCGCGAGGACGGCACAACCGTTGAATTGCCGACGTTCGACGCATGGGTTGAGGCTTGGACGCCGGGCGATACACTGCCAGAGCGGGCCAAGGCCGACAAGGCACCCTACGACGTTTGGGTAAGAGACGGATTTTTGAACGCCCCGCCAGGCAAGCGCGTGCGGTACGACTTTGTCGCGTCGCGTGTCGCCGAAATGGACCAGGCGTTTGAAATCCAAGCCATTGCCTACGACCGGTACGCTTACGCCAAGTTCCAAGAGGAATGTGACGCACTGGGCATCGAGGTTGAGCACGTTCCGCACCCGCAGGGCGGCAAGGTTCGCGCAAAGCCTGCCGAGTCCAAGGTTGAAGCCGCCAAGGCTTCCGGGCAACCGGTACCGATCGGGTTGTGGATGCCAGGTTCGGTTTCCGAGCTCGAAAACCTTGTCATGGATGGGCGCATTCGGTTGCGCATGAGCCCGGTTTTGATGACCGCGTTGATGGGTGCCACGTTCGATCACGACCCGCAAGACAACAAGTGGTTCGTCAAGACCAAGGCAAACGTCCGCATCGACGCGGCCGTGGCTTTGTGCATGGCGGTTGGCGCTGCGACGGATTCTGCGGTTGCCGATGGTCCCGACTTAAACGACTTCCTTTCCAACCCCATAATGGTGATTTGATGGGCTTACTCGATGGATGGTTCGGAAAGACCATCAAGCTCACCGACGGGTCGTTTTGGCGAGGCTTTTTTGGCCTAGGAACGGACAGCGGTGAGACGGTCAACTACGAAAAGGCTTTGCAGCTAGATGCTGTGTGGGCCTGCGTGAATCTGATAGCCAATTCGGTCAAAACCCTACCCTGCATCGTTTACGAGCAGGACGGCGTGACACCCGCGGTAAACAGCGAGCTTTATGATCTCCTGCACGACGCGCCGAATATGGACGATACTGCGCCGGACTTTTGGTCCATGGTTGCTCTGTGTCTGTGCATGGACGGTAACTTTTTCGCTGAGAAGAAGATGAACGGTAAGCGCCTGACCGCGCTTAATCCGCTGCATCCTTTGGCGGTAAGGGTGAAGCGCAACGACCGCAACGAGCGCTCGTATGTCGTGAACGAAGACGGCAAAGAGCGCACCATTTCCGAAAGCCGTATGCTGCATATTCGCGGCGCAGTGCTACCGGGATGTGATCGCGGGCTGTCACCGATCGGCTATGAACGAAACACTATTGGCAACGCGCTTGCCGCGGAAAAAACCGCTGGCAAGATGTTCGCCAACGGCATGCAGGTTTCGGGCGTTCTAACCGCTGACCAGGTTCTAAAGGGCGATCAGCGTAAGCAGCTTGGTGAGGTTTTGCAGCAGTTCGCGGGCTCTGATCGCGCTGGAAAAATAGCCGTCATTGAAGGCGGCATGAAGTACCAGCAGCTTTCGATAAACCCGGAAGATGCGCAGATGCTCGAGACGCGCCAATTTGGGGTGGAGCAGATTTGCCGCATTTTTGGTGTGCCTCCAGTCATGGTTGGGCATGCCGCTAACGGCACGACGACGTGGGGTAGCGGGATTGAGCAATTGATCCTGCAGTTCACGAAAACCTGTCTTACCCCGATGTTGAGAGGAATCGAGGCGGCAATCAGGCGCGACTTGATGGACGCCGAGACTCGCAAGAAATATCGGGTGAAATTCTCGATCGAAGGGCTTCTGCGTGGCGACAGCCAATCGCGGGCGGAGTTCCTGCAGAAAATGGTCAATGCTGGCATCTATACGCCGGACGAAGCGCGGGCTTACGAGGATAAGACCTCGATGCCTGGCGGCGACCATCTGATTGTTAACGGCACAATGCAGCGCCTCGACCAAGTAGGCCAGGCGCTGCAACCGGCGAACGGCAATGCTGCCGTGAATAGCGCCGCATAGCTCACAAAGGGCACTCAATGAAATATCAGCACGTTCTATCCGCCTTTGCGGCGGAGCCGTGGGCTATGGAGCGCTCGAAGCTGTCGGTTATTGCCGATTTTCTCGCGTTCAAGGCCACTGGCGGCGACGTCGCGGCCGACGAATTGGCTGCGCGGATCACAAAAAAGCAGGAAGGCGACATTGCGCGGCGCGAAGGCGCTGTTGCGGTTATTCCTGTTTACGGCGTTTTGGCCCCCAAAATGGACATGATGACCGAGATTTCGGGCGGAACGTCCTATGTCGGACTGCAGCGCGCGTTGCACGCTGCGTTGGCCGACGACGAGGTCAAGGCGATTGTTTTGGACATCGATAGCCCCGGCGGGGCTGTGCCCGGCGCACAGGAGCTTGGCGACGAAATCCGCGCCTTGCGAGGCGGTGATAAACCGATTGTCGCTCAGGTCAACCACTTGGCGGCTAGTGCCGCGTACTGGCTCGCCAGCCAAGCCGATGAAATCGTTGTAAGCCCAAGCGCTCGCGCTGGGTCGATCGGTGTCTATACCGTTCACGAGGACATTTCCGTAGCGCTCGAAAAAGCTGGTGTGAAGCGCACGTATATTTCGGCCGGCGAACACAAGGTCGAGGGCAACGAGACTGAGCCGCTTAGCGATGAAGCGAAGGCGTTCATCGAGGAGCGTGTTGCGCGGTCCTATGGTCGCTTTGTTGCCGCGGTTGCGGACGGACGTGGCGTAACGGTGGCCAAGGTCGAAAAGGACTACGGCCAAGGGCGCGTGTTTTTCGCCGAGGAGCTTGTCGAAAAGGGCATGGCCGATCGCATTGGCACGCTTGAAGAAACACTCGCACGGTTTGGCGCCGATAGAACGCCAGACATGGTGCGCAAACTGCGTGCTGCCAATGGCCAACGCGCAGAAGACGCGGAAACGCTTGTTGCCAAGCTGAAGGCTGGCGACGACATCACAATTCGCGAGTTTGAACACGGCCTCAAGGGACTTGCTGGCTTGTCAAATTCGGAGGCAGAGCGGGCAGCCCGGCTCTACTTCAAGACTGATCAGGGGGCTCCTGATGAGGGCGACGCTGCTGTTTCGGCAGCCCTAGACCGGCTTCTAGCCGAAGCAAAAACTTTCCCTAAACATTAAGGAGCCATCATGGCTGAACCTACCGATCTGGCCACCAAAATTGGTGAGCTTGGCGAGTCGCTCGCCACTATCAAAGAAACCGTCGGCAATCTCGGAACCGAATTCAAAGGCAAGATGGACGCTACCGGCGAAGTCTCTGCCGAACTGACCGAGAAGGTCGACAAGGCGCTTTCCGAGCTTGGCTCGGCCACCACTCGCCTCGGCGATCTGGAAAAGCGTGCCGCACGCGAGAAGGAGATGGGCGAAGAGGCTTACATGGGTATCGGTGATATCCTTGTGGCTTCCGAAAAGTTCAAGGGTGTGGACGCCGCTGGAGCATGGCGAGGGTCTGTTCGCGTGCAGGGCGAACGTTCGGCGATCACCTCCGCCAACACTACCGTTGGAGCCGGTCGTTCCGCTGGAACGTCTCTTGTTCCGGGCCAGCATATCCCTGGAATTATCACGCCGCCCGAGCGTGTCCTGACCATTCGCGACTTGCTCGCGCAGGGTCAGACTTCCTCCAGCTCGGTCGAATACGTTCGGGAAACTGGATTCACCAACAACGCAGCTCCGGTTGCTGAAAACCCCGACGACCCCAAGCCGGAATCGAACCTCACGTTCAACCTTGAAACGGCGCCGGTTCGCACCATCGCGCACATCTTCAAGGGTTCACGTCAGATTCTCGATGATGCGCCCGGCCTCGCGTCCTATATCAATGCGCGCGGCACGTATGGCCTGAAGTTCGTTGAGGAAAATCAGCTTCTCAACGGTGGCGGCACTGGGCAGAACATCCACGGCATTGTGCCGCAGGCGACTGCTTTTGCGCCGGCGTTCACGCCCACCGCTGAACAGGCTATCGATCGCCTTCGCCTCGCCATTCTGCAGGTGATCCTTGCAGAGTACCCGGCTACTGCCTTGGTGTTGCACCCGACCGATTGGGCCAAGATTGAACTGACCAAGGATAGCGAAAACCGCTACATCATCGGTCAGCCACAGACCCGCATCCAGCCGATGCTGTGGAACCTCCCGGTTGTGCAGACTCAGGCTATGGCGGCTGGAACGTTCCTTACCGGAGCGTTCAACCTGGGCGCCCAGATTTTCGATCGTATGGGCGTTGAGGCGCTGATTTCGACCGAGAACAACGACGACTTCGAGAAGAATATGTGGACCGCGCGTATCGAGGAACGCCTCGCGCTCGCCGTGTATCGTCCCGAGAGCTTTGTCGCGGGTGACGTTGAGGCTTCGGCTTCCTAAAAACCACTAGGGGCACCTACGGGTGCCCCTTTCCTTAATGGAGCGACCATGGATACCATCAAACTTCGCGCGGTGAAGCGCTTCGACCTAGATGGTCGGTTCATTACGGAAAAATCCCCGCCTTTCGATCTGCCAAAGCACATTGCTTTGCAGCATGTGGCGCTGGGCAACTGCATTCTTGACGATGGCGCCACACGGGAGCGCGCGCCGCTGCCGGAGCCGCCTGTTGACGTGGCAACGCGACCTAAGCGTCGCGGGAGAAAACCGCGTGGCGAGTGAAGAGGGCATAACGAACCTTGGACCTGTGCCGCACGGAATGTCGTTCATGGATGCCAGCGAGGCCGCGATTGGGCGGCGCAAGTACAAGATAAACCCGGAACATCAATCTCGCCGACTAACGGTTTGCGAAACCCAGCGCGAGATTTGGAGAATTGCCGACGCGCTATCGGAGCCAGCGCGGAGCCAACTGCAAATGTTGGCCGGTCAGGGGTTCGATATGGGTAAAAGGATGAATGCCCGGATGCAGGAATTAAAGGCTACGCTGACAGAGGCCGGTGACGAATGCTGACAGTCATGACGTGGTATTGGCTGCAGCCGAATGGGCGGGCCGAATACAAGCCGGAGCATGTTCGCATTTGGGCTGACATGGTGAGTCGTAACCTGACTATGCCGCACAGGCTGGCGGTCGTTACCAACGTTCCTGGCGACTACGGTGACTTGGTTGTTATCGAGCCGCCGCGCGATTTTGAGGATGTCAGAATCCCAACGTGGGGCGATGATAAGCCGCAGTGCTTGCGTCGGTTGGCGATGTTTGCGCCAGACGCAGGCAAGAGGTTCGGCGATCGGTTCGTGTCCATGGACATGGACTGCGTTGTTTCTGGCTCGCTCGACCCGCTTTTCGACCGCGAAGATGACTTTTTGATGTACCGCGGCACGCATGAGCGCCGCCCGTACAACGGCAGCATGGTCATGATGACTGCTGGCGCAAGGCCGCGGGTCTATACCGAGTTCACGCCGGAAGGCGCTGCTAAGGCTGGTCGGGAGTATATCGGATCCGATCAGGCTTGGATTTCGCGCGTGCTTGGTCCTGGCGAGGCGACATGGGGAGTGGACGACGGTGTTCACGCCTGGAATAGCCGCCTTAACAAAGGCGACCCGCGCCTGACTTTCTTTCTCGGCAATCCAAAGCCGTGGGAGTTGGTGCTGTCCGGCGATGCAAATGTGCAGCGCGACTACCGACGATCACCAAGCGGCAAAGCGCTGATTTTGGGGTATGCGCCCAGTGTGTGGTCCGAAGCCGAAAAGGCAATGGACGAGCACGAATTTGACGCCGTGATCGCCTCTCCAGAGGCGGCAGAGCATTGGCCTGACGCACTGGCGGTTGGTCGCACCGACGGCGAGTGCGAAACCCTGGCCAGAATGCACGGCTACGACGATTTTGTTTTCTGCGGGCGATCGACGCCAATCCCAGGAGATTTGAATGGCATTGGTGGACATGACGCTGATCAAGCGTCACTTGCGAGTAACGTGGGATGACGAAGACACCGAAATCGAGGCTTATCGTGACGCCGCAGAGGACGTAATCGTCCAGTATCTCGACCGTGTTGTGTACGAGACTGGCGGCACGTCACCGGGAGGAGATGCCATTGAGCTACCTGCGGCGGTAAGAGCGGCGATCTTGCTTATGTGCGGCGAACTGTACGACCGGCGCGAGACCCCGGAAAACAACGATGGCGAGGCAATGCTCTCGCCTGTCGTGCGGAGGTTGCTGGCGTCTTATCGTGTGTGGCGAACGTGGGAGGAAGACGATGACTCGTAATGCGATAGCAGAACGCCGCGTCCTTTTTACAGCGGATTTCGACTACAAGCCCGCGGCCGGTACGACGATCGCCTATCGCGCAGGATATGCAGGCCTGGTGCGCAAGGAATGCGCTGATTGGGCCATTGCGCTTGGAAAGGCTGAATACGTGACTGTGGCAGGAGCGCCTTCGGGTGTCGCGGCGACTATTGCAAGGAAGCGGAGGCGGAAGGATGGCGACGAGGGGAGAAACGAAAATGGCGATACCCAGTAGCGACCACTATCGAGTGAGGCGGAATCCACACGGTGTGTGGCACGTTTCGTGCGGCGGCACCATTATGCCCGGCATTACGGAAGTCTCGTTCGGTCGTGACACGCGCGAAGTTATTAAGGACGGGTGGGTGCATCACGAGCCCGACGGAAACGCGTACGTCACCATAAAAATCCCCGCCCGCTTCGTGAATATCGATACGGAGCCCGCCGATGCCGACGAACAATAAACGCGCCGGTGCTCTGCGTGAGTTGCTGCATTTTCAAAAGAAGGGTGACGGTGAGGACGATTGGGGGCAACCCATTCCTGGCGCTGGTCCATTTGAAACGCAGTTCACGGTAGCGGCGCGCCTTGCACCCCGTACGGGCGGCGAGACTGTTACGGCTGCGCGCCTTGAAGGCCGCCAGCCGTTTGTGTGTACGGTTCGGCATTCCAGCCGCATGGCACCAGTTACCGCTGCATGGCGGTGTGTTGACGCGCGTGCTGGCAACGATACGCAGGGCAACCCAAAGAAGATTTATGCGATCAAATCACCGCCCGCAGATCCGGACGGCAAGAACCAATGGCTCGAGTTTTTGATCGAGCAGGGCGCGGCTAGTTAGAGCCGGGGAGCACAAGCATGCCCACCCGCATACAGGGCGTTGACCGCCTGAAGCGAAAGCTGCGGGCGCTGCCTGACGCCGCGCGCGAAGAGATCGCCAAGGCGATGGAAACCAGTGCTGACGACATCGTCGCACACATGAAATATTACGCGCCCGTTGATACCGGCGACCTGCAAATGTCCATTTCATGGACGTGGGGAACTGCTCCGAAAGGCGCCATGGTCATTGGCAAGTTAAAGCCGAGTGGCAAGGGTGTGGGCAACATGGTTATCACCATATTTGCCGGTGGCGACGGTGCGTTTCACGCTAGGTTTATCGAGTGGGGCACCAAGAACATGCGCGCTCAGCCGTTCTTTTACCCGATCTACAATCGCAGGCGTCGTTCTGCTCGTGGCAGGGTTACCCGCGCAATCAACAAATCCGCCAAGCGTATCGCTGCAGGAGGCTAGATGGCCGCTCCAGATTATGAAGTCATCCTTGCCGCCGTTGGCGCCCTGATGGCCGACGCGACGCTCCGCGGATACTTGGCGAATCCTGATGGATTTTTCCGGTTCTACGACCCGCCACCGGCTGGCGAGGATAGCGTTGTGACGCCGTACATATCGCTTGGCCCGACTAATAGCTTTCGCGACGACGCGGACTGCATCGACGCTAGCGAGATTTCGTTCCAACTCGACGTTTGGGACAAGGGCGGCAGTTCGAAGCGCTGCCGGGACATATGTGACGCAATCGTGAGATTGCTGCACAACGCCGAATTGACGCTGACAACCAACGCGCTGGCGTCGCTGGAGCTTGGGCTTTCGCAGATATTGCGCGACCCCGACAATATACACATGCACGGCGTGCTTCGGTTCGACGCTGTTGTTGAGCAGCCGTAGCGACACACCACCACCCCCGCAACAATCCACCACCCTCGGCCGCCAGTGAGCGGCCTTTATTTTTATGGAGGCCTCTCAATGGCGAAACCAGTTACCACAAAAGGCGGAATGCTTCGTATTTTGCTTGGCGATGATTCCGAGCCGGTAGTTTACGCAGCCCCTTGCGGGCTGACTTCGAAGTCCCTGACACTCAGCAAGGGTCTGGAGGAAGTCAATATTCCGGACTGCGACGACCCTACCGCCATTGATTGGCTCGGCCGTGATGCTGTTTCACTCAGCATGGCTGTTTCCGGCGAGGGCGTCCTTGCCGAGGCCAGCGTCGACACATGGTTGTCCGCATGGGAAAGTGCCGACTCCGTTCCGGTGAAAGTCGAGCTGGAGTTTCCTGCTACGACCTGGACATGGACCGGGTTTATGCACGTTGAGACCGCCGAACTTGGCGCTCCAAGCAATACCGGTCGCGTGACTGGTAACTTTTCGCTGCAGTCCGACGGCGAAATGGTCCGCACCAGCACATCGGCTAGCTAATGAGCCGCGATGCAAGCTTAACGCTGGCGTGGGCGGACGGCGAATATACGTTTCGGCTGGCATGGGCCGGTTTGATCGAACTCCAAGAACAAGCAGACGCAGGCCCGTTTGTCATTCTCGACCGCCTCACTCGCGGCACTTGGAAGGTTGGGGATATTTCCCACACCATCCGGCTTGGGCTCATTGGTGGCGGCACTACCCCCGCCGACGCGTTGAAACTCACCCAGCGCTACGTTGAAAGCCGCCCGCCTCTTGAGAACGTCATGCTTGCGCGTGGCATTCTCGGAATTGCTTTGCAGGGGGCGGCAGATGAAGTGCCGGGGGAAGCGGACGGGGAGGCGGCGAACGATACGACGACCTCCCCAACGGAAAGTTCCGAATAGCCCCGATTTATGGCGCAGGCGCTGCGATGGGGTTCACCCCGCAGCAAGTCAACGACATGTCCATGTGGCAATTCTTTGCCGCGCTAAATGGCTATATCGAGGCCAACAAGCCCAAGGGCAGTGAGAAGCTAAGCGAGTCCGAAAAAGACTATTTGTTTTCGAGGCTGGACGTTGGCGACGTGGTAGCGGGCACGTTGCGGACGCAAACCTACTGGCTGGACGGCGACAAATTGGTGCCGTGGCGGGTGGTGGAGTTTGAGGCTGCGTAGGCTGACTCCCAAACAAACACAATCAAAAGCAAGGCTCGCCGATCGGCGGGCCTTTTTCTTTAGGAGGCGGCCATCGCAACCGATCTTGAACGGCTCGTAGTCAGCCTCGAAGCGTCTGTTACGAAATTTGAAAAGGGCATGCGCAAAGCGCAAGGCGTGACCAACACGACCATGCGCAACATTGAGCGCAAGACTGACCAGTCCATGGCTAAGGTCGAGTCGCGTATGTCGCGCTTCGGCAAGGGCATGCAGTCAAGCATGGTTGCCGTGCAACGTGCATGGATCGGTGTGTTCGCGGGCGTGGCGGCCCTCCGCGGTGCACAGCAACTAATCGACGCCAGCACACGCATTGAAAACAGTTTGAAGGTTGCCGGTCTAGCCGGCACCGAACTGACGAGCGTTTACGACAGTCTATTCGAGAGCGCGCAACGTAACGCAGCTCCTGTCGAAGCGCTAACCGAACTCTACAGCCGCGCTGCGCTTGTGCAGGGCGAACTCGGTATTTCCACGCAGGAACTGCTGGGCTTTACCGACAAGATCGCCGTTGCACTTCGCGTTAGCGGTAAGTCCGCTGCGGAATCTAGCGGCGCACTTCTGCAGCTTAGCCAGGCGCTGGGCTCTGGCATTGTTCGCGCAGAAGAATTCAACAGTATCTTGGAAGGCGCGCTTCCTATTGCGCAGGCCGCTGCGGCCGGGCTTGATGAGGCTGGCGGGTCGGTATCTCGCCTGCGCCAGTTGATCGTTGACGGAAAGGTTTCGTCCGAAGCGTTCTTTAGGGCTTTCGAGGCCGGATCCTCTATCCTGACCGATAAGGTCGCCAACGCCGAACTTACGGTCAGCCAGCAGTTCATCCGACTGCAGAACGTCCTTATCGATACGGCAGGCAAGTTTGACGACGTAACAGGTGCCGGTGGCGGTGCAGGTGACGTTATTGGTCGTCTGGCCGACGAAATCGCGGCATTTGGCGATTGGCTTGTCGATATCAAGGAGCCCTTGCAGGGATTCATAAACTTCCTGAACGAAGTCGACCAGTTTGGCGGCGGCTTCAGCGGGTTTATGGACAAAATCCTGCCGCAAGAGATAGCGCGCCGGACGGCAGAGATGGCGGACGAATTCCGCGGATCTGCAGCTGAGGTGGCGTTCCTAGAGCAACAGTTGGCCGAAGCTACCCGCATGGCGGTCGACTACGTCAACGTGATGACGGGTTCGCGCAACTTCACCCTCTACCCGCAAGAAGTGCAGGACCAGCTTACCAGCATTTCCGAGGACTTGCAGGACGGCACACTTGACGCTGGCGACACGCTCGATGCGCTAGAGGCGCTTGGCGATGCGAACCCAGACTTCCAGCAGCTTTTCGCTGGTTTGGCCGAGGTTATCGGTAGGCTCCAAGGCGTCCAGAGCGAAGCGCAGGCGACGGGCCAAGTCATTGCAGACAGCATGGCGGCGGCACGCGAGTTTGCGGCGAACAAAGGCGCGGGGCGCCCTTGGCGCGAGGGTGAAATCGGTGGGCCTGACATTCCGGTCTGGTCGCCAACTCCGCCGGTCAGACCTTCTGGTCTGGGTGATATCGACGGCCAAATCACGATCGAGGACTATCCCGTAAATGGGTCAGGAAGTGGCTCAGGCTCAGGAGGCAGCAGCGGTTCCTCCAACGCCTACCAGCAAGCTATAGCGGCGCGTGAAAAAGCCATCCAGCAACTTGCCATGGAGGCCGCACTTACGCGGCAGGCCACGCTTGCCAATAACGACCATGGTTTTTCGGTCGAGCGCCTGCGTACGCAGATGGAGCTCGAGAATGCCGCGATTGAAGCGGGGCTGGCTCTTACGCCGCAACGCCGCGCTGAAATCGACCAGTTGTCGGAAAGCTATGCACTAGCTAGCGCGAATGCTGAAGCGATGGCGACGGCGCAAGGGCTTGCCGAGCAAGCGTTTGACGATTTGGCGCAGGCCGGGCGGTCGGCGCTAGACACGATCATAGACGGATTTCTTGAAGGCAAGGACGCCGGAGAGATTTTCAATACGGTCCTGAAAGACCTTGCCAAGAACCTGATTAATATCGGGCTCAACCAACTTGGTGGTGGCATCGAGGCCAGTGGCTTCAATCCGCTGGGTTTTCTCGGCAGCATATTGGGCTTCTCTGGTGGCGGCTACACTGGCTCCGGCGGAAAGCACCAGGCGGCTGGCATCGTCCACGGTGGTGAATATGTGTTCTCCAAAGAGGCCACACAGCGCGCCGGTATTGGCAACCTCGACGCCATGCACCGATCGCTCAAGGGCTACGCCAGTGGCGGTTATGTTGGCGCCATTCCGCGTGCCGCTGGCGGCATGCAAGCCCTGACCGTCCGCGTCGTGTCCGATGACGACAAGTTCTCGGCCTATGTCGAGGATAAGGCGGGCCGGGTGGTTGCGCAGTCCGCTCCAACGATTGTCGGGGCGGCCGTCGGGCAGGCGAACAAGTCGGCTCCAGCGGCCATGGCAAGACACCAACAGCAGCGCGCCGGTTCTGACTACCGGACAATGTAGGGCGCATACGCAGGGGCAGTAATGGCAGATATAATTCACTGGCCTGCGGCGCTTCTGGTGCCGCAATCGTCCCCGTTTGACCTCCGCCCGTTCAGCAGATCGGGCGGGCGGTCACTTGGCGGCGTGTCGCGTACGGCGCGCTCTGATCGCGGCTATTGGGTCGGCAGTTACAACGGCATTGTTTTTCGCCGCGGAACACAAGGCGCACAGCAGCGCACATGGAGCGCCCTGCGCGTCGCAATAGGCGGCGCGGCTGGATTGGTCGCGGTGCCGGTCTGTTCGACCTCGCTATGGGCGGGATTGGGCATCGAGAGTTTCGCGCCGGTTGAAACTACGCATGACGACGACACGCTGTTCGACGACGACACGCCGTACGTGCAGGGCAATGTGCAGCTTGAGATGGCATCGTTTGCCGCGCTGGGCTCGACGGTTGTCACGCTGCGGCTGGTCGACTTGGACCAAGTAAGCGGCGTGAAGTTTTCCTACCAGCACGCCATGTACGAAACGGGTCGCGTTCTGTCGCAGCCGGGGGCCGGGCTGTACCAAGTAGAGATTTTCCCCGCCATTCGCGCGCCTATCCCTGCCGACGCTGCTTTGGAAACTGAGCGGCCGACGGTCCTGTGCCATCTGGCGAGTGATACCGAGATGAACCGCGATCCGACCGTGACAGGCACGGGGCGCCCCAGCGTCGAGTTCGTCGAGGCTGTTGATTACTGGAACGACGTCGCGTTGGGGCTTGAGGATTAGGGCATGGCGATAAAAAGCATTCGCGTCCTCGCTCTGATGGAATTCCCATCGAAAACCATCCGCCTATGGGACGGGGCCGGACCTTATCTCGACCCTGACGGCGAAATCTGGACCGGCTGCGCCATCAATGACGGGCTGGACCAGATCGAAAGCGCGCTCAATGGCGAGGCATCAACGCTGACGCTTAGCCTGTCGAGTCTGGATCCGCGCGTGTCCGAATTGGCCTTCACCGACCTTGAGGCGGGTAACGTCATTGGGGGCAGGGTGCAAATCCTTATTCAGCCCTGCGATGAATGGGACCAGCCGGACGGTGACGCGGAGGTTAGATTTACCGGCACCATCGACAACATGCCGATGGACGACACGGTCAGCAATGACCAGATCGTTTCGACCGTCACGCTGGAAATTACCAACCGGTTTGACCTGCGCACTCTGGTGAGCGGCGCGGTTCTGTCCGATGTCGATCAACGGGCGCGTTCTGCGGTTCTTAATCCGGGCGGTACGGCTGACAAGTTCGTGGAACGCATTCCGGGCCTGGCCGACAAATCGATTGTATGGCCCCGGTTTAGCTAGGTCGAGCAAGAGGAATCCCATGACCACAGAAACCCTTCAATGGGCCGCGTTCTGCGCGGTCCTCGTGCCTCTGTTCGTGTTCGGGCCGGGTACGGCGGCGCTATTCGCCATGTCGTGCTGTATGGCTGCGCTGGCGACACAGCAACATGGGTAACTGGACACGCCACGACACCCGCGCGCTGATCGAGGCAGCCAGCGACCACCCGATAATCACAAAGTACGTCGTCCAAACGATCCGCCGGCACCATCATGAGCCGGGGTTGGTTGAGCGCATGGCCCGGCTGGAAATGTTCGTTCTGGATACGGACTGCCAACCGCATGTGTGGGGGCAGGCGGATTGTTCGCTGGCAATGGCCGATTGGGCTATGGCGAACGGCTATCCCGACAGCGCTGACGATCTGCGCGGCACCTATTCGACCGAACGGGAGTGCAGGGCGCTTCTCGCGGCACGGGGTGGCCTTGTGGCGACGGTCGCGGCCTGCGCCTCGAAGCTGGGACTAGCGCCCCTGCACGAGCCGGAGTTCGGCTGCATCGCGGTCGTCGGCTCGCCTTGCAATCTCGACCGGCAATGGTCGGCCATCTGGAACGGCCATCGCTGGCTAATCCGCAGCATTGAAGGCCCAGAGCGCGCCCGTTGGGTGCCGTTCGCGGCCAAGAGCCTCGCCATGTGGCGGGTGTAGACCGGCAAGACAGACACGGCAAGACAGCCGAATCGTAGGATAACTCATGCCTGAATTGCTGGTCGCACAAATCCTTCCGTACGTTATTAGCGGTCTTAGCGCACTGGGCGTTGGCTCGGCAGCCATCATCGCATCGGCCGTGGCCATATCCACTGGTATTGCTTATCTTGCTCTTGGTGCTGTTGCTTACTTGGCGTCGGCAGCCTTTGCCCCGCCAAAACCAGAGGCTCCCAAGCCAGAAGACGGCAAGTACAACCTCAAGCAGTCGGTTCCGCCGCTGGTCTATGTGCTGGGTAAGGTCAAGAAGGCCGGCGATTACGCGTTTCTGGAGGAGAAGGGCGGCACGGCCTATCACATTACGGTTTGGGCCGCGCACCATATCAAGGGCTTTACCGAGCACTGGCTGCACGACGAAAAAGTGACGCTGAACGGGAGCGGGGTCGTTACCAGCCCGAGCCATTTTACCTCCAAGGTGCGCCTGTTCTGGCGGCTGGGTGATGCCGCGTCTACGGCATACAGCCATATCGTTTCAGCTTTCCCGACCATCTGGACCAACGACCACCGTGGCGACGGATTAGCCACGGTTGCCATGAACGTTCAATCGGTGGCAGCCGAAAGCCTGCAGAAGGTATTTCCCTTTGGCATGCCCCAGCACCAGGCAGTGGGCGAGGGGCATGACCAGCTAATCGACCCGCGCACCGACACGACTGGCTATTCAACCAATCTGGCAATCTTTCGCTATTGGCACCTGACGCACCCTGTCGGCGGTAAGCTCACACGCGACGACATGCACGACGCTGATTGGGGCAATGCCGCAGACGTGTGTGACGAGAACGTAACCAACCGCGCTGGCGGCACGGAAAAGCGCTACCACGGCGGCATGTGGTTCCGGGCCAACAACGACCCGGTGCAGGTCGGGCGGCTGATGGATCAAGCCGCCGAGCTTGTGATTTACGAGCGTGCCGACGGCAAGGTTGGGGTGCACCCCGGCGAGTATGTTGAGCCTGACGTTCGGCTGACGGCCAACGACATAACTTCATTGAGCTACGATCCCAACAAGCGCAGGGCAACCAATGTTCTGGCCGTGCGGGGGCGCTACACCGATCCCGACAAGGGATGGGTGACGGCAGACGCTGCTATTTATGGCATTCCGTATCCAACCGATGACGAGCGCACCAAGACTGTCGAGAACCAGGCGGTTCAAAAGCACAACCACATGGCCCGGCTGGAAAAGCTGGCCTACATCCGGGCCAATGCGCCACGGGTTCGGGTTGTTGCGCATTACGAACCTGCACGCAACGTGCCGTATCGCCGGTTCGTCAAGGTGCATTTGCCACCCAAGCTGACTGAAGCTGTAGTGGAGATTACCGGCCGCCCCACATTGTCGCTACGCAATCTGACCTACGAGTTTGAGGGCATTGTTGTGCCCTCTGCTTTGTACGCGTTCAACGCTGCGACCGAAGAGGGCGTGCCGGGTGAAAACGTACTGCCGGTTGAGCGTGAGGACGTTCCTGATCCTGTCGATTTCGACGTAACCATAGAATCTGAGGACGTCGGGGGGTCAACCGCGCTTTACGGCGAGGCGACGATCACCTTTCAAAACGAAACATTCCAATACGAATTGGAATGGCAAAAGACTTCCGGCGGTGAAATCCAGCAGATGCTCGGCTTGGCCGGCGCAACTACTGTTCGAAGCCTCTATCTGGCCGACGGCGTCGAGTATCGATTCCGCATCCGCACATGGTCCGGTGGCACGTCTTCGGACTGGACGGATTACGTCATTCGAACCGCGGTTTAGGCAGACTCCGCACGCCGTTAATCACCACCTATAGGCCGCCTCGTGCGGCCCTTTTCTTTTGGAGAATAGTATGGCCGTTCTAACGCCAGCCAGCGTGTTCCGTCAGTTCGTCACCGATGGCGTCCCGGCCAGCGGTAAACACAAGCCCTTGAAGGCTGAAATTATCCAACTTCTGAACACACTGTTCGGCACGTCGCGCGGCGGATGGGTGGTCGCGTCGACGTTGGCGGAGCTTGAGGGCATCACTCCAGAAGATGAGACCGACGGCGGCGTGGTTCTGACGGGTGCAGGCGCCGGTTACTACGACCGTGACAGTGCCGCTTGGGTATTCGGTCGCGGCTTTCCCGACACATTCGCTCGCGTAACTCTTGGCGGCACTGCCAACGCGCAGACCGGCACGGTAAGCGCTGGGGTTAACCCCGCAAATATCGAAGTGTTCATCGCCTTTGTCACGACGCCCAACACCGGCTCAATGACTCTTTCTGTTGATGGCGAAACTGCGCGTGACGTGGTCAACGTTGCTGGCAATTCGCTGTCCGCAGGCGAGTGGACAGGCGTTGTGTTGTTCGTGCTCAACGACGATGGCGACTATCAGTTGATCGTCGATGCTGGGGCGGCTGCCAGTGCGGCGCAGAGCGCGAGTGAGGCGGGGGGGTACGTCGCGTCTGTGAATGCTGACGCCAATCGGGCCGAGGAGGCGGCCAACGTTGCCACTGGCGTTCTAACCACCGTTTTGGACCCGCAATTTCCCACTCTGGCGGCTGCAGAAGTTTTTGCGCCAGTGGCTGCTCCTGATTATATCCGCACCGCTGGCCACACGGTTGCAGGTGATGGTGGCGGCGCTCTGTACAAGAAGATCGCATCTGAGCCGAGTCATGCTGGCAAGTTCTCTATCACGCTCGATGATGGCTCGACGGTGGTTTGGTATGAACTGGCTCCTGACAGTTGTGTTTACCCAGAGCAATTCGGTGCGGTCCCTGCCGCTGACGGAGACTCCACCAATGCGTTTACGGCCTTGGATGGATTTCTGGCGGCATACGGCAAGGCTCTCGATGTCATCTTGCCGGATGTCTACAAGGTCAACCCGCTAAACACGGTTGTCCCGCTTGGAACTTCCCAGGCGCGACTTCTCACGCTTCACATCGACGGGTCCACTATAGGCGGCCCTGGTGGCGTCATTATCGATGATGCGCCTGATTACACTGCGGGATATAGCGCTGGCGACGAGAAATACTGGACGGCATTCCAGATCAACGCAGATAATTGCCGCATTTCAGGAACCTCGTTCGACGGGAACGGCAAAGGTACTGCCACAGGCTACAACCCAGCGGTAGTTAATATCCGCTTTCAGCACGCATCCAGCTTTGGGACCGCCTTGGCTCACAGACGCGGCAATATCGTGTCCAACAACCACGGCTCGGGCTACGGTGGGCAATCGGTTGCATTCCAGTATCAAGACGATGCCAAAATCCTGTTCAACAATTTCGATGGCCACTCTGGCATGGGCGTGTCGGCGGGCCAAAACGCCGTGGTCTTCGGAAACACAAGCCGGGATTGTTACGACGCGCCTGTCTATGTAAATGGCGTTTTTGGCGCCCAGGTCACGCTGAACAACCTTATCGGCACAAGCAACGGCAGTGGGATCGACATTGTCGGCTCTGATGACGTAATCGCCTCGGGGAACTACGTTGAAGATGCGCAGGGAGCGGGTATCTGGATTCACCGTTCGACCCAAGCCTCTCGCCAGTGCCAGCGTGTGCGTGTTTCCGAAAACACGCTAAAGGCGAATGCCCGTTTTACTGGGTCAGCATTGGTTGGTGAGATCACTGTTGGCGACAGCTACGATACCGAGTTTTCGGCCACCGATGTTCTGATCTATGACAACACGATTATCATGGACGGATCGCTGGGAGATTTTTCAGGTCGCCCGCTCGTGACCAACTATGGCGTTACACGTCTGGAATTTTCCGGGAACCGGATATCCGGCACCCCGAATGTCAGCAATCGGATCACAGCGATCCAGCGCGACGTTAATGGCCTAGTCTTTAGAAGCAATAAGTGTATCGGCTTTGCTGCTCACCAAGAGTTCTATGCCAGTGAGTCAATGCCGTATTCCTTTGCGCAAAACGAAGGCGTCGTCGTCGCAAGTTCATCCGTTCCGCCAATCAGCGCCGTCGTCGCGGACGATGGCTCACTGGTTTTCTCTGCGCGCAAGACTATCTCGACAGGCGGCATAACTACCGCAAGTATCGTCTTTTTAAGCTCTAGCTGGACACGGCTTGCGGTTGAAGTCGAGGTGCTGCAAGACGACGAGTTTCGTGGTGGACGCAAGCGTCGGTACATCATCCGAGGGAAAGCCGGGTCAACGACGGTGGTCGAAAATGCGTCGGATGTTTATTCGTATGGCGCCAATCCGCCCACGCCGATTGCGAACAATTCAAGCGGAGCGTTTAGTGTATCTGTGTCATCGGTTGGAGCGTCTGCCGTCAGCGACTTGAATGTGCGGGTGTCCGGTAATCGGTCGCAGATTTCGACGTCGTTCTGATGGGCCATCTCATCACACTTTTCTTGTCGTAAGCCGGAAGCGATTGAACCCGAGGGCGACGAGGGCGCGCAGTTTTGGTTCAGCGATTGACGCAACTAATATTGCAAGCAGGACTATCAAGCTCATGCTGACCGTCAATGCCAGAGGTAGAACGAGAGCAGTGGCGGCCACGCTCAGAAGGGCAGCCCCAACTACATTGTGCAACAAATAAAGAGGGTAGGTAGTAAGTCCGGCGAGCCTGCTAGCCGATTGCAGCCGCCACCGGTGTAGCGCTGCCGCAAGGTAGGTGTTGTAGTATATGCTGGCGGCCAGACAAATCAACGACCCGACGAACACCATGTAGGGGACCAATGGCGGCAAACTTTGCCCAACCAGCGAAGATCGCGTGCTTGTGATATCAGCTATCTCTGGGTAGGCAGCGAGAACGCACAGCGCAAGGACAGCCGTTCGCCTTGCAGTAAGCCCGTTTTGAGAAACGATATAAAGAAGGACCCCGATGCAAAAGTAGATGCCATGGCGGATCAGGAGTGCGGCAAACAGCCATGTTCCAAGAGCCTTCTGCATAAGAATACCAATTTCCACACCCATGCTGGATAAGGCCCAAGTAGCAAGCCAACTCGCTGCCCCTCCAAGCGCCAAAAGGGTGGCAAGAAGTTCCACGTGCTTAATCTGTCCGCATTTTAAAGCGAGCCAAACAAGGCCGTAGAAAACAATCTCTACAATCAAAGTCCAGTAGACGCCGTCAACCCACGGGGCGACCGGAAACAGAAACAAGGTCTTCAGGAAAAGGATTGGACTTGTCGCTGTTAGGCCCTCGACTGCGATAAGAACGCAAAATGTAATCGAGGCGCATATCCATACGCACGGCATAAGGCGGAGAAAGCGATGTTCAGCAAACCGGGCAGGCGTCGATCCAGTGGCGCTGGCCAGTATCACGAAACCTGATATCACAAAGAACGTCTGGACACCCACCCATCCCCACCAAGTGAAGGCAGCCAGTTCGGGCATTTCAGGTATCTGGCCGCCAAACAGCGATTTTGTCGTACTCGATGCTGGGGCCCATGACCAATAGCCCAGGTGAAACAGCATGACAAACACGGCTGCGGCCAGACGAATTACGTCGAGCCCAACAAAATATGAACGCCTCGGATTGGTGGCAGACACGGTCATCACAGTCCTTCGTGAGGTCATCGCAAAGGACCCAAGTGTCCAACTGCATGGGGCGGGCCTGGACTAGGTTGAATGGGTTTTCTTCCTACGATCGATAGTATCGCCAGAGTGACGAAGAAAATGCGGCTGTAGTGCGTTACGAGTGTCATCGACATCAAGATGAGGGCAGCTAGCGCCAGCGACAGTGTCAGCTTGGTTCTCTGATCTTGCACGCGCGCCACGACTCTGAACGCCTCCCACAGTAGCACGACATAGAGCGCGAGGCCCATAATCCCAGTTTCGGCAGCAATCTCAATTACAGTGTTGTGAGACACCTGACTATAAACATTCTCCCGGTAATGAACGAGATTACCCAATCCTATCCCAGCTATTGGATCTTCGCTGAAGGCCTGTAATGCGGCCAAGATCGTGGTCATTCGATAGGAAAGGGAATTGAGTTCGCTTGTGTCGGTGGAATAAGAGCGCCAGTCAAATATCGCGCCCAATTCTGATGGAAGGTAATCACGTAACGCTATCAAAGCTCCCAGCGCGGCTACGCCCATTATGGCCATGCCGGCAAATCGCACCTTGGAGAAATAGCCACCGATGGCTGCGGTAAACAGTACTACACAGCACGTGATCAAGCCAGCGCGTGAGCCGCTCAGAATGATGCCGATAATCGCGACAAGAATGAGAAGCCAGCGCCCGGGCCGGCTAAAGGCAAGAGCTAGTGACAGTCCGATAAGGCACAGCAAGGAAAAGTAGTTGGGATCATTGGTGAATCCAGATGCCCGCCACATGCCAATTAAGAGTGTTGACTCGAATGCGCGCTCATCTACAAAGCCCGACCCCGTCAGGGCCTGATAGACACCAAGTACGACGCTGGCGGCCATCCAAAAGCCAAAAACGCTCACTGCTTGGTGCCAGGTTAACTTGGAGTGGGTAAGTGCTAGGTATGATAAACCACCGATGATCAGGCTTATAGAGATCGACGCAGTTCGATCGCTCGCACCAATGTCTGACACGAATGTCACCCCTTGGATAAGCACGAGGCCGAGGCAGAAGCAGACAACGGCGATTTCTAGACGCCTCACCGTCAGCACAATCCCGCCCGCCAGCAGCAGCGGCACGGCAGCAGAGAACATCGTCTTGGCTACCGTGAGGTGCGGCATATAGGGCATCGATGCGTCGTGAAATATCGAGCCAATTGCTAGGAACGCCCCAAGTGCGACTGCGAGCCCAGTGTATGATCTGGTCTGTGAAAGTGTGCTGACGGTCAGAGTTCCCTAGCCTCCGCGAAGTTTTCTGGCGCTTCAGAATTGGTCGCGCCCGTTGTCTAGCAACAAGACGCCATGAATACCAGCCGCCTTGCGCAGGGCGACGTTGGCGATCCTGCACGACTTAACCACACACCCAAGGAATCACAATGACCCTAACCGCACGCGCGGCGCTTGAACTCGCCTCCCACGAGGCGCTGGTGCGCCACTAGGTTGCGTGAAGCCGAGTTCGTAAAACCAAACCCCCACCACCACAGGACCATCACCATGGCATTAGGCAACCTTCGGGCGTGCCTCGAACACGTATGGCCGTTCGAAGGCGGCTACGTCGATCACCCGAAGGATCCGGGTGGCGCGACGAATATGGGTATAACGCACATCACACTGGCCGAACATCGCAGGCGGCCCGTTACCAAGACTGACGTGCGCAACCTCACCAAAGCCGAGGCCGCGGAAATCTACGACCTGCGCTATTGGCGGCCGTTGAGCGGTGACAAACTTCGCGTTGGTGTCGACCTGACCGTGCTGGACTTCGGCATTAATTCCGGCATTAGCCGGTCCGCCAAATACACCCAGGCAATCGCTGGCGTAACGCAGGACGGTAAGATCGGGCCTGTCACGCTGCGGGCTCTGGAGAAAATCCCTTCCCGTGACGTCATCAAGCGTCTTTGCGCACGCCGGCTGTCGTTCATCCAGTCCCTCAAGATTTGGAATACGTTCGGCAAGGGATGGTCGCGGCGTATCGCTTCGGTCGAGGCTACGGCGCTTGGATGGGTTTCGTCCAAGGCGCAACTAGACCAAGACGCGAAATCTGCCAACCAAAAAGCCACAGGCCAGGGCGGCGCAGCGGTAGGCACGGGCGGCAGTGCGGTTGCGGTCGACCAGACCACCAACCTGCCTTTGTCAGTCGTTGTGGCCATCGCTGTACTTATCGGCGGGGCCCTACTTGTGCGGGCAGTGGTCAATGGTCAGCGCGCCAAGGCGTTGCGCGAAGCGGCCAGCAAGAAATAGCGCCACATTAAAGGAAACCCAAATGGGACCAATTATCAGAATCGCGCTCCGGTATCTGGCCGGGGCGCTCGTAACGTATGGGCTCGTGCCGGCCGACATTGCGCAGGAACTTGCCAACGACCCCGACGTCATCGGCGTTGTGCTGGACGGGGTTAACTGGCTTGCCGTAGCTGGCGGTACTGGCTTGGCTGCCGCAATCGAGTGGGCGTACAGGCTCGCCAAGAAACACGGCTGGGCGACCTAATGCTGGGCGCGATACTAAATTGGCTGTCAGGCGGCGTTCTCGACAGGGTTCTGGGGTATTTCTCGGCACGTCAGGACGCCCGCCTCGAGGCCATGAACGATGCGCAGCGGCAAGCTCATGAGCGCGCGTTGTCCACGGAGCAAACCGCAAAAGAGGTGCGGGTAGCCACGTCGGGCTTCTGGGAAATGCGTGCGCTGACCGTCGCGATTGCGCTGCCGTTTGTAGCGCACCTGTGGTCGGTGTGGCTTGATACGCAGTTCGGTTTCGGCTGGGCGATAGACAAGTTTCCGGCACCTTTTGATGAATGGCAGGGTGCAATACTATTGTCGTTCTTTGGTCTCGTTGGTTTCGCCACCGGCGCGCGTGCCATTGCTGGCGCCATAGCAATGCGGGGGCGCTGATGGACTCTAGTATCACGCTTGAACACGTGGTCACGGTCGGCGGGTTTCTGATCGCTCTTATCGGCATGGGCTTTGGCTTCTGGAAGTATTTTGAGGGCAAGATTGAGCGCACGAGAAGCGATGCGAACCTTGCCGTCGGCGCGGTGAAGATGAAGGTCGATGAGAACGCGAAAGAGCTCGCGACCTATCAGCGGCACGTTGCGGAAAGTTACGTCACCAAGGCCGGCATGCAGGAGCAGACTATGCAAATCCTCAAGGCCATTGACGGCATGTCCGGAAAGCTGGACCACCTTAACGGGCGTATTGACGGGCTAATGAAGCCCGCCTCGACACGCACGCCGCGAAGCAACTAACGCTATACCTATCAAAAGCTGTTTTTGTTAGGTATGCCCACATTAAATTAATGCTTGACATATTCGCATAAATCCATATTATGCCAATATGACCGAACGCCCGCTGGCCGAAAGGTCGGCGGGCTTTTTTTATTGCGCGGGGCGTTTCTGGCGTCTGCACCACACGCGCGAACCACTGGGGAGAATGAGATGAGATGGGCAATGGGACTGTACGCGTGGGCCGGGCTAACTACTGCCCTGGCGCACGGTTTGTATGCGCTACCGCAAACAGGTGGCGCGAGGATGGAAGCGCTTATTGTTGGCGCTGCATGGCCTCTGACTGGCGTGGCATTCGCCATTAAGGCGCTGCTATGACCGATGCAGCCGCAGCCGATGACAGACTCGACGTATGGGACGCACTTGGCGTTGTCGCAGCACTCGCTATAGCAGCGTTCTTCACCTTCCCGCTATGGCTGCCCGCCATCCAGCACCAATTCCCTCCCGCCCCCGCAATAGCCGCAACCGTCAAGGTCACCACGGCGACCGGCCACGGTAGTGGCGTGCATATCGGCAACGGGCTTATCCTGACAGCTGCGCACGTCGTTGCCAAGCACGACACCGCGACCGTCAAGACCACCGACGACACCAGAGGCGCGGAAGTGCTTTGGGCCAGCGCGGCGTATGACGTTGCTTTGCTCACTACCTCTTCATCAGACCTGCAATCCCTGCCGCTATCATGCGTCACACCAGACGTCGGCACGCCAGTTACGGCCTATGGCAACCCGCTCGGCATGGAGTTCGTGCGCACCAGCGGCCAAGTCGTCGGGCCGGTAGGTTCGGCCTTGGGCATACCTGGCGCGTACCCCGTCGACATGACGATAATCCCCGGTATGAGCGGCGGGCCGCTGGTGGACCTGCACGGGCAAGTCGTGGGGATTTCCGTTGCCGTGATGACGTTTCCGGTTGGGTTTGGGTCGCAACTGACCGGCATTGGTATGGCGGTGAGCGGTGAGGCTGTGTGCGAATTGATGGGGAGGGGATCATGAAATATCCATGGGCAGTGCCGGGCGCGAAGGTGGTTTGTGTGGATGCAAGCACGGTGCCAGGTGAAATTTGGAAGAACGGTGATTGCCCCGTCAAAGGCGCGACCTACACCATTTCTGACGTGTGGGTCGATAACAGCGGTTCTCTTGTTCTTGAGTTCGTCGAAAAACAACGCTCGCTAAAATCAGAGCAGGCTTTTGGTTATCGCGTTGGCTACAACGTCCGCCGCTTCCGCCCGCTCATCACGCAAGCCGACGACGTGGCGAAGTTTGCGCACTTGCTGACGACCACGAAAGAGAAGGTGGACGCATGAGTAGGCCGAAGGACATACCGCAGGACGTGAGGATAGAGGCCGCAGATTTGTGGGCAAGGATAGTGGCGGAGGAGGCTGACGATTCAGATATAGCCCGCGCCATTCTCGCAGAGCGTGAGCGTTGCGCGAAGGTGGCGGAGGATCAGTTCACAAAAGAAAGCGTTCAAAAGAACGCAAAAGGCGAGCCCTACGATTCGGGAAAAATAGCTATCTACGCATCACAGCGCATCGCTTTTGTTATCCGAGGAGAACCCACCACATGACCACGCCTCCACTCACCGACGAACAAGCCCTCGAAGCAGCGCTTGCCTACCGCGCTTGCGGCGAGAACAAAACCCAAGCTGCGGCCACCCTTGGTCTGCCCCGCAACACGTTCTGCAATCGGCTCAACCGGGCCGCCGAGCGTGGTCTTTTGGGGTCGAAGCAGACGCTGCCGGGGTTTGCTATCCGGCAGATAACCGACACGCCAAATGGCCAGTACGTGCAGCAGCGCAAAGAGGCGGGGCCGGAGTGGGAGCCGACCGAAGGGCTGGTCATCAAGGGTAAGACCAGCCTGGTCGGACCGGACGGGCGCATACTGACGCAACACGTGATGGAGCGGGCTGGCGCACGCGACCAAGCCGAAGCCATGCGGGCAGCGGTCGAGGCTCTAAAAGAAGACCTTCCCAGACTTCCTCCACTTCCCATTCCGGCTCTGTTGCGGCCAGAATCCGCGGACCTCCTTAATCAGTTTACCGTCACCGACAATCATTTCGGAATGTTGGCTTGGGGCGAGGAAACAGGCGCAGACTACGACCTGCGCATCGCCGAGCAGCTTATTATGGATTGGTTCTCTGCGGCGGTACGCACCAGCCCCGACGCGCATACGGCTGTGATGGCTCAACTCGGCGACCTACTCCATCACGACGGCCTCGAGAGCGTTACGCCGGCCAGCAAACACGTGCTGGACGCGGATTCTCGCCTGCAGAAAATCATCCGCGTTGTCATTCGCTGTTTCCGCCGCATCGTCGATATGCTGCTCGAGACGCACCAGCACGTTCACGTAGTCATGGCGTCCGGCAACCACGACCCGGCAAGCAGCGCATGGCTGCGTGAGATGTTCGCTACGATCTACGAGCAAGAGCCGCGCGTTTCGGTCGATACCAGCCCGTCGCTTTACTACGCCTACGAGTGGGGGCAAACCGGGCTGTACTATCACCATATGCACAAGCGGGGCGTGAAGGATCTGGACCGCACGTTCGCCGGAATGTTCCGCGAAATGTTCGGTCGGTGCCGTTACAACTACGGACACGGCGGGCACCTGCACAGCGACGCCATCGTCGAAACCGCGCTTATGCACATTGAGCGCCACGAGACACTTGCCGCGCCCGACGCATACAGCGCTGGCGGCGGGTGGATGTCTGGGCGCTCCGCAAAGCGCATCACCTACAGCAAGCAATTCGGGGAAGTCGGCAGGGCAACGCTGCGCCCCGAAATGGTTGCAGGCGCTCACCGTGCCGCCAACGACAACGAGCCAAGGAGGGCTGCGGCGTGATGGATTGGAAAAGCTACACACTGGGATTGGCGACCACCTACGCGGTCGGCGCGGTTCTGACCGGGTTTGCATTTGGCAACAGCATGCCAGCGCTCAATTGGCTCGGGCAGATGTACGTCGGCGCAACGTGGCTGGGAGCACTATTTTGTACGGCGACGTTTGGTTGTGACGTACTGCCTCCGCAGGACATTGCCAACCATTTCTTCACGTTCGACTAACACCCCGCGCCCCACCACAGCGCACACCATTTAGGAGATTGACTTGACCGACTACGGCCCAAGAACCGTTTACGCGGACCAGATCCACGCCGAGAAATACCGACTACCCAAAGAGACGTTTCGCGACGCAATGGGCCGCGTCGCGTCGGCGCTGAAGGACAGCGACGCGCACTATCACGCATTCCGCGGTGCCCTGCTTGAGCAGCGGTTCTTGCCGGCTGGTCGCGTGCAGGCTGCTATGGGTTCGCCAAAGGCAGTGACGCCTTACAATTGCCTGAGTGGTGACACGCTTATTCTCACGCGCGAGCATGGTTCCGTCCCTATTGAGAAGGTTGCGGGGAGCGTCGTCACACTTTTGGACGGCAACGGAGACTGGGTTCCGTGCAGCATCTATGACCACGGCGAGCAAGAAACCGTCGCGCTCACATTCAAAGGCGGCTTTGAAAGCCTGGAAATCCGTTCAACTCTTGAACACGGGTGGATAGCGGCAAGCGGTCACAGCGTCGTTAAGACGAAAGCTTTCGTTCACGATTCAGGCCGAAAGGAAATCGCCGACCTGCGGCCCGCGAAGAGCGCAAAAAACGAAGCGCAGTACAGGCTTGGCCTTGTGCATGGCCTTATCTATGGAGACGGGACCGCACAAAGCGACGGCGCATATTCCATTCGCATCTGCTCAAACCTTGAGTGCCTTGCGCCAGTAATGGCGGACTATGGGTTCTGTACGCCACCATCTTATGATGGAGACCGCAACTACCGTGTTCCTCGCGATAGTGCATGGTGCAATCTAAAGAGCCTTCCATCCGACCCTGGCGGCGACCTTGACTACTTGCTCGGTTTCCTACGCGGGTGGTTCGGAGCAGACGGCTGTGTCAGTACACAACCAGAGGCCACGATCTGCGGCGACGCAGATGAACGCGACTGGATTGCCCAGTGGGGTCCGCTTGTCGGATGGCATGTCCGCGGGTCGAGCGAATTGAGCGCGACGACCAACTACGGCGAACGCAAAAAGAAAAGCCTGAACATTCGCCTAAAGGCGTCGTCCATGGACGCGGCTGATTTTCTCATTGCCAAACATCGTGAGCGCTGGACGCAAGGTTCAAGCAAACGCGGTAAGTCTTGGCGAGTCCATGGTGGCATGCGCGATCGGCGCATTGAGCGTGTGTATTGCCCAGTAGTGTCGACCACTCACAGCTTTGCGTTGTCGAGCGGAATCCACAGTGCGAACTGCTACGTCAGCGGCACGATACCCGATAGCTTTGTGGGGCGCGATAATCCCGAGAATTCCAGCATTATGCACCGCGCCGAGCAAGCCGCCACAACCATGCGGATGGGCGGCGGGATTGGCTACAACTTCTCGACACTCAGGCCGGGCGGTGCGCTTATCCGAAAGCTGCAATCGAAGTCCAGCGGACCGCTGGGTTTTATGCCGATTTTTAATGAGGTCTGCAAAGCCACCAGTTCGGCAGGCAATCGCCGCGGCGCACAGATGGGCGTGCTTAATATCGACCACCCTGACATTCTCGAATTCATCAGCGCCAAGCACAACAGCGACGCGTTGACTGGGTTCAATATCTCGGTTGGCGTGACCGACAAGTTCATGGAATCGCTGGCCAGCGGCAAGCCGTTCGACCTGACGTTCGGCGGCGAGGTTTACAACACGGTCGACCCGCAGGAGTTGTGGGAAGTGCTCATGCGCTCGACGTGGGATTGGGCCGAGCCTGGCGTGCTGTTTGTCGACCGCATCAACGAGATGAACAACCTTTGGTATGCGGAAACAATCTCCGCAACCAACCCTTGCGGCGAGCAACCCTTGCCGCCATTTGGCGCGTGCCTTTTGGGATCGTTCAATCTGGTGAAGTACCTGTCGGCCTACGACGGCGGATGGCACTTCGACGTTGGCCAGTTGGTCGAGGATATTCCGCACGTCGTGCGCGCTATGGACAATGTTGTCGACCGCGCTATCTATCCCTTGGAGGAGCAGCGCCAAGAAGCCCACAACAAGCGCCGCATGGGGCTTGGCGTAACTGGGCTGGCCAACACGGCAGAAGCGCTCGGTATGCCGTATGGCGAGGCTGCGTTCTTGCAATGGGAAGACGAGGTTTTGGCGCTGATAACGCGCCACACTTATCTGGCGTCGGTGGAACTTGCCAAGGAGAAAGGCGCGTTCCCGCTGTTTGATGCAGAACGGTATTGCGCCGGTCGCTTTGTGAAGACGCTGGACCAAGACGTGCAGGATGCAATCGCACGACATGGCATTCGCAATTCTCACCTGACAAGCATTGCGCCGACCGGTACCATTTCGATGGCGGCGGATAACGTTAGCTCGAGCATTGAGCCGGTCTATCGCTGGCAGCAGGAACGCACAGTGCTTATGGCGGCAGGTCGGCAGACTGTCGATCTGTTCGACTATGGCTTTGCCACTTTGAACGTACGCGGACGCCGCACCAGTATGGGCGAGGTTACGGCCAAGCAGCACGTCGACGTCCTGACGACAGCGCAGCGGCACATCGATAGCGCGGTTAGCAAGACCGTGAATTGCGACAAGTCAATGCCGTGGGACGAGTTCAAGGGCCTCTACATCGCTGCATACGAAGGCGGTGCGAAGGGCTGCACGACGTTCAATAAGGACGGCAAGCGCATGGGGCTGTTTAAGGAGTCTTTTGAACCTGCCGACCTGCCGTTCCCAGGGGGTAACGCGCAAAGCATGGCTGGCGGCAAGGTCGAGGACGTTGGCATGTCCTGCGAGTTCGACCCGGCAACGGGGCGGCGTAGTTGCGAGTAGCAAAAACTGGGGCGGGTGGCATGTGCTGCCCGCCTGCATAGCGGGACACCACCCCGCGAAACCATAGAGGAGAATTGAGATGGAAAGACAGAGCAAGTTTAAGGTTGGCGACGAATTTGTGAGGACCGTCAGTGACCGCGGAAGCGTCGCGGAATTTCAAGCGGGTTATGAGTCCCGCGTTGCATACGTGTTTCCCGATTGCATTAAAGATGAACGCGGCTGGACACACAGTAACAGTTGCATTGCTTGCAAAGAGTCCGGCCCCGTCCGTACCGTCACGCGCAAGGAAATCGTGCCGGGCAAGTATGGGATTGTGTCGGTATTTGCCGACAACACTGTGCACATTTCTTGTGCCGGCAACCACACTCCCTCCGAACTTCGCGATGCCGCCCGCGTGTTCAGCGAACTGGCCGACGCGTTGGAGTCCAGCCAATGACATCCCACCCCTTCGACACAACCGCCCGCACCGCCGTTGAGCACGAGCGGGCGGGAACTGCATACGACCCAGGCGCGGTAGGTTATGAATTGGTTGGGCGCGACCCGGCGCCCCGCCGCACCGGATCCTACATTCGCACTTTTTCTGGCGGGAAGTTCTGGCCGCACGACCCACGTGCCGAGGACGTGCGCATCGTAGACATAGCGCACAGCCTTTCGCGCAAGAACCGGTACGGCGGGCATATACGGCAGGAACACTACAGCGTAGCCGAGCACTGCGTTATAGGCGCTCGTTGGTTGCGGCTGCAGGCGGGGCGGTCAGACGCCATCGCTCTGGCCTTCCTTCTACATGATTCACCCGAATTTGGCGGCATCGGCGACGTATCGAGCCCTGCCAAGAAAGGCATGCCGGAATACAAGCGGGTAGAGCAAGCCATCTGGCTGGCCATCGCCGAGGCGTTCGACTTGCCTGTGGTGGTGCCCGCAATCATCCATGAGGTCGACGAACGCATGACCGCTGACGAGATGATGCAGACCATGCACGGCAAGGAGCCATACATGCAGTTCCTGCCATTGGGCGTCACGCTGAACTTCTGGCCGCCGGAGCGCGCCAAGGCTGAGTTCCTGGCGTTGTTTGAAGAACTGTATGGGGAGGAGTGAGGGTGTACGAAAAGAACCCACTGGGTCAACTTGAGCAAGCCCCAATTCACGAATGGTTCGGGCTGTCCTATACCAACTATTTCGTCATGCCACGCCTTGCACTGCAAGACTTGCCGCATGACTGGCAGCGCCGGTTTATCGCGTTGATGGATGAGGCGCACGATGTGCACGGCATGAAGACACCCGACTACCATGTGCTGCGCAAGGGTAGCGAATACACGGTCGCGGTGCCGGACGATCCTGACGATGAAACAAGTCGGGTGAGTGAATATCTTGTATCCACCGAAGACCCTTGGGCGAACTACCGTCGCGGTCGTGCGGCTGATTTGATCGGGGAGGAATGAACGATGGCATACCGAGCAGTTATTGAGGCAAGACGGGAAGCGCAGGGCGAGTTTGGGGCACTAGAAGAATCCCTGCGGAGGAAGAGATTTGGCACAGAACCCCTCGACTGGCCCCGCCCCACCCCCGCCAACGACAACGACGTCGCCTACGACTGGCCGCGCATTGTCGGCCTGCAGGGATATGGCGGCAGCGGCAAGTCTGAAGTGCGGCGGATATTGGAAAGACGTGGCTACGTCGCGCGGCATATCAAGGCGCCGATTGCGGAGATGACGCGGGTGTTGTTGGGCTACGTGACGGACGACGACGCCTACGAGTACACGGACGGCCCGCTGAAGCGCGCGCCTATCCCCGCGCTAGGCAACCGCACAGCCACCGAGATCCAACAGGAACTAGGCACGGCTTTCGGCCGCGACTTCATTAGCCCCACAATCTGGCTCGACATTTGGGCGCGATGGGCCGACGAGCAGTTAGAAGCGCGCCGTCCCGTCGTGCAGGAATCCGTCCGCTTCACCAACGAAGCCGACGCTATCCGCGCTCGAGGCGGTGTGGTGTTTGAAGTGCGCCGGCCTGGCGTTGGACCGGTCAATGCGCACGTTTCGGAAGCGCTGCCCGCCAAGGCGGACTACGTCATCCACAATACCGGCGACCTTTCGGTGCTGGAATCGCGGGTGATTACGGCGATGGAGGTGGTTTGATGGCTGATAAGGTCCTATTTCTCGACGTCGACGGCGTGCTTAACAATGCGCCCGTTTTTCGCGACCGGCGCCTTGGCCATCTACCGATCGACAATCTGTGCGTCGAGCGAATGCACGACGTAATCCGCGCGACGGGCGCGCAGATCGTTTTGTCGTCCTCGTGGCGGGAGATTGACTGGCACGAGCTCAAACTTCAGGCATCCTTTGTGTTCGAGATGTACGAAGGGATTGGCAGCGATCGCCTGTGGATACGGCACGATGACCGGTCAACCAAGCGACTATCCGGGCCGCGCGGCAATGAAATCGCTGAATGGTTGTCCCGCCACCCTGAAGTCACATCGTATGCGATTGTCGATGACGACGGCGACATGCTCGATGAGCAAAAGCCGTACTTCGTACAGACGCACTTTGACGACGGGTTGACCGACGATCTGGCCAAGCAGTTGATAGCTATATTGGGCGCGAAAGACGCAACACTGGCCGCCTAA